CAGGTCGCTCGCCATCTGCTGAAGCTGCTGCGAGGTAAAGCCAACAGATGCGCCTGTGGATTTGAGGCCAGCCTCGACCTGAGCGATGGCCTTGGCCTGCTGTTGGAATGCTTTGACAGCCGTAAACCCAAGCGCGGCAATCGGCGCGGTCAGGCTCATCGACAGGTCTTTGCCCAGGCGCTTGGTGTTCTTGCCGAACGCCTTGATTTTGTGCATCGACTTCCCGAGCTTCTTGTCGAAGTCGGTGGTGTTGGCGCCTATCGCAACAACGAGGTCTTTTAGTTTTGCCATCCGTCTCGCATTTGTATTTCGTCAAACAACTCCTCCCTGCTGAGTCGCTTCTGTTGGTTGGGTTTCACTGACTTCTCCCAAGGGAAGACCGCCAAATCTTTCGGCTTCAATTTACGACCCTTGCGGAGATGCGGTTGCAGGCTAATCATCCCAAGCCACCGGGTGCGCTCCCACTCAAACCGCTCGCGAATCTCCTCGCGCTTGTTCCAGCCTTTGATGGCCAGCGTCAACTCATCCAACGTCATGGCGTAAAACGCAGATGGGGACAGGCCAAGTTGACCCATCCCCATTTCTATCATTTCGTTCCAACCTAACGGCTCGCTATCGTCTACGCTTTTTTTTCGCCCGCACCCAACTCTTCAAAGGCAATGGTGACGTGCGACAGGTCGACGCTGTCCATCACCTCGTTGATGCTGAGGTCGAGTTCTTCGTTCTCGGCTTTACATCCAGCCTCGATTCCCACGTAGATAAGCCACGCGCACGCTTCAGCCGATAGCTTCGACGGGTCGCTCAGTCCGAAGACGTTGACCTTTGCGCGCTTCTCAAATTTTGTCAATGCGCCCAACGTGTAGCGCATTGGATAGTCTTTGCCGTTGATGTTTATCATGCAATCGTTGCAAGCGTTACTGTGCCTGTCGCCTCAAAGGTAGCAGAATAAGTCGCTGTGTCCTCAGTTCCGGCTGACAATTCGAGGCTGGTGCAGATGGCTTCTGCCGATACGCTTTGGTCGCCCGTGACTTCAGTGCTGAACTTCAGCGTGACGGCTGTACGCGCAAGCAAACGAGTGGCAAGGTCTGCCGTGCTTTCGTTCGTGGCTTCAGTGTAGTCCACGAGGCCGCTGACGCTGAACGAGGCAGTACGCAAACCTCCGAGCAGTTCCCGGTAGCCGCTGCTGTCCTTGGTGGTTACGTCGATGGTCTCGACTGACATTGATACGCTCACATCTTGAGCAGCTGCGACGAGCGTGTCTTCCACATATACGCCGAGCAGGGTGCCGTTAAATACTCCCATGATTCTTATTCTTCAGTAGTTGATTCCTCTTTTTTGGCCTTTGGCTTCGGCGGGTCAAGCACTCCGGCTTTCTTCATCTTGGCAGCCAGTTCATTGGTTACGGTTGGCTCATCACCTGCTTTCCAGTGCTTGTTGCCGTGCTTGTACGCTTTATGCAATGTGACCTTCATGCCTGCAATTTACACACTTTCAAATTAGGCCGTGACGCTGTGCCGCCCGCTCGCAGTGACCGGAATCTATGAACTCAAGCTGTGCCCTGACCCACCTGCCGACCTTGGTCAACTGGCCGTCGCGGTGCGCTTTGCCGATGACTGCACTCACTGGATAGTACTCGCCGAACTTTAAATCATAGCCCGGCATCGTGAGCCAAGCGCCAAGCCAAGCGGCCGCCACTGCGTTGAGGACTGAGGACATCTTGATCCCGACCGAGTAGATGCCGATGAGGATGCGAGCGACGTCTGCCGTCAGCAACATAGCCGTCCACTCGAAGATACGCACGATGAGGCCGTACACGATGCCGATGGGGTAGCTGATGAGCGCCAGACAAAACAGCGCGGTGAACTTCAGGACTTTCATGGCTCGATGTCTTCAGGGAACCAACCGAGCGCCTGCATCTCTTCCTGCGTGCGGACGGTCGTGGTGCTTGGCACGATGTGGCCAAACGGAAACTTGTCGTTGGTGTGGATGTACCCTTGCAACGTGACGCGTTCTTGGTCGGTCAGGTCGGGGAACATCGCCACGAGCTTCTCAAGGTTGGCCTGCTCGTGGACTGGAATGACGTAGTCGGTGTTAACTTGGAGCGCGTGCTGCACGCCGTCAGGATGCACCACCACGCCGAACACCGTGGCGTCCTTTTGGTATTCCTCCTGAACCGCCACTGGCACCGTGATGTTGTACAGCTCCCGCGTGATTGCCTTGGCGCGTGCCTCGCTGCTCAGGAGGCCGACAGGTAAGACGATGATGTAGCCGTTCATGGGTAGATGCTGTAATAGTCGTTGATGTTGGACTCGATGCCTGCGCGGTAATCGTCTTGGGCGGATTTATAAAAAACAAGTTCAGTAAATTTTCCAGAAAATCTTCTGATGCTGATGTATGCTGAAATTCCAAATGTTCCCCATGACGTTGTATTTGCGCCAATTGTAGATTCCAACGCCCCTGATGCAGCTGACGCGCCGTTCGTTACTATTTCGGTGTGCAAATCGTCTCGCGTTGTAACGCCTATGTCAATTACAACCTGAGAGCCATTAATATACAAATCAGGCGCTGGTGAAATTGTTGTTATAAAAGTGTCTGTGCTGGCGTCGCGAACCGCCCAAGCATATCTACTTGGGTAATCTGTGAACATTATGAATGCGTTGTCTGACGTTTGATAGTGAGCGAAATAGTCGAGGCGGTTTTGATTTATAAGGTCGTTGTGACTTACGATAAACTCGTCATCAACCCCATCAAATAGTACAGCTGGATTGCCGCCAATCACAACAACGCCCGTCGCGCTGTCGTAAATCTTTGGTTGGCTTCCCGTCGTCGTCTGCGTCGCGTCGTTCGCGTTCCCGCTTTGGTCGTACCAAGTTTTGACAAAGCCGTCGGTGCCTGAGCAGAACGTGGCAAGTGCCGTCGTGTCAAAGTCGCCGGCAGCATCGAAACCGATGTCCTGCTCGGCGTTGTCGGATGCGCGCCGCACGCGAACCGCTGAACCTTCGTAGTCGGTATCAAGTTCTCGCAAGGAGTAAGCCGCTGCCGCACCGCCGTACTCGTTCAGTAACCCAGTCCGTGCTGCCACCTCCACCCGCGTGGCGTAGATGGTAATCGGTGCGCTCTCGGTTTTGAGCAACTCGCCGAACGCCGTGAGCATCTCCGCGTAGGTCGCATCGGTTGCAAGTCCCGCGTCGGTGTAGCCGAGGACAACTGTGTCACCGAATGCGCCTGACTTGTAGCGCAGGACGCGCTCCTCGACGTTGCCGTCACCGACTGCTGCTGTGAGGTCTTGCGTCACGAAGCCGTCGCCGTCAGCCGTTGCGGTGTAGTAGAGTTCCACGGTTGCGCCCACACCCACGAACATCTTGGCCGATGCCTGCGTGCGGTAACGTTGGTGGTAGCCTTTGCCGGGCGTCCACATCCGGATAAAGATGCGGCCTGTGTTCTGCTGCTTGCGCGTGACGATGGCGATGGGGTACTGGTTCTCCGTAGTTGAGAGCGTGCCGCCTGCTGCTGCGTACAGAACATCACCGACCTCGTAGTCGTCCGTATCGAGCGCGCGCAGCTCGCCGTACACCTGCGCGTGGCCGTCCTTGGTTTCGATGGTATCGCCAAGCGCTTCGGACGCAATCCCAACGAAGTACTTCATATCGTCGGTGTCGGGTTCGAATGGCGCAACGAGGATACGGTCGCCTTGCGCGCCTGTGGCCTTGAGCACCGTGCCCTTGGCGATTGCGTCGCGGCTTGGGTTGCGTACAGGGATGACAACTTGCCCAACGCCGTCGTTAATCCACGCCGAAGTGGCCTCGTCGTACACGAGTGCCTGACGATCCAGCGGGTTGTCGAGGTTGACGTCGCCGAGTCGACCGAGCAACAGGTCTTCAATCGGCGAGCCTGTGGCAATCTGCACGTCGTCGCGCTTGACGCGGACGATAAAGGTCAGGTCTTGGCCGTACTGCCGTGGCGTGTCGCGTACCTCGATGTTGGCATCGGTGAACTGGATGCTCTCGACGTTGACGGTGTTGTATGTGCCGTATACGCGGTCGAGTGCCACGCGAACAACCGAGGCAAGGTCGGCCGCTCCGTCGTAGGTGTCATCCACGCAGATGACGTCCATGCGCACCTCGTCGATGACCGCCGGGCCGTCGTGGGTATCGTCGGGCTGGACGTTCGAAATGGTGTACGCGATGAATGGCGTCGTGGCATCGGGCGGCGCAAACTCCGGGTAGATGCGCGTGGTGATGGCGCTGACGTTCGCGTTGTTTGCGAGCAGGTAGTAAATGGCTTTCCCGACGTTCATGTGTTTCGTGCTTTTTTGGCCGCTTTGTCAATGAGTTCAGACCACCCCTCAATCAGGTAGCGTTCGGCCGCTGGTTGCGAAAGGCGTTCAGACCGCTCAAACACCCCAGCGTTTGGCGTGCCGCTTCCAAACATTTGGTCGTCACCTTCTACGATGTTGGCAAACCAGCCGTCCTTGTTTACGGCAATGGCCTTGCCTTGCATGAAGCCAGCGCGTGGACCCACCCAAAAGTCATTGGTGCGAGGGATGCGCCAAACGTGGACGGATCGCTTGAGTGTGCCAGGCGGGATGTCAATCGGCGGCCCTGTCTTGCTGTTGCGTGTCATCGGGCGTTTGCCGCTTCGCCGAATCTTGATGACTTGGTCGGCGTCTTTGATGTTGTTGCGCATCTCCTT